TTTCAACCCCTTCCTTTCCCTTATTAGCCTCCGAAATCTTTTTTTTATGATCCTCTGTTATTTTTAACCCGTATCTAAATGATTTTTTTCCAACATATTTCCCTTTTAAAGAGTTTGATATTTTTTTCGAGATCTCCGGACTTGTCATAAAAAGCGATCCCCCAGGGGCTAGATTATATCCGACACTTGGGTCCCTTGAATTTAGCTCCTTTATCCAAAAAATTTCTCTTTCGTTCAATTCATTATAATCTTTACTGCATTCTATTATTTCTTTCTTAAAATTATCTATCCCTAATTCAGATATAGCTTTTTTGATTAAAATGCCACTGCCATAATAATTAGGTTTATAATTTTTCTCTTGCCCTATATAAATCAAGCCGGTAATTACATTCGTTATTTTGTAAATATTCATTCATCTATATATCTTATTTTACTGTGGAGCCTCTTAAATAGTCTTCAAGAGATATTCTGGATTTCACCCCATATAGCATATGATCCACAGTTTGTATAGTTTGATCTATGAATTTTCTGTGGCTTTCAACAAGCTCTATCTTTTCTGCTATCTCGGTCAAATCGCCATCAATCAGTACTGTTTTTTCATTTGCCCCATATCTAACGTCGCTTCTCTCCGAGTAGTCTTTTAACTTCTTAGCTTTTTCTACTCTTTCCTTAGAATTAAGTTTAGATACAATTGCTGCTAACTTATAGCTGTATTCCAATAAAACTTGACGCTGACTGAACAGATCTACTTGAGCTTTAGCAAGGGTCTTTATATCCTTCATCTGAATAGCTATTACTTGTATTGTTTCTTTCCATTCAGCTCTCTCGTTTTCGAAGATCTTACTGAAATCTGTTTTTTCCGTTGACATTTAAAATAGTTTATTTTTATCTTTATTCCTGTTGTTAGTTAGAGTTACTACCTTAAGAGTATTTTTACTTTTCTCTTTCTTCTTTTCCTTAGGCTCGTTTATCACGGGTTCTTCAAATTCTATGCTAACCTGACCCATTACATTGTCCTTTAGCTTAAGTGGAAATTTTATACGAGGCGAAGCTCTCTCATCGCATTCTTTTTCCCATTCTCCCGTTTTATCGGTTCCTGAGCTAGGATCACTTATCAATAAAATATCTAAGGTCAAGTGCTTCGTTGGTAAAGTAGTTATCAAATCTCTTAATTTTTTTCCCAGTCGTTCTAAGATGAACAACTAGATCATTAAGATCCCATTTCCTGTTCTTTGTTATATCGTTCTCTTCTAAGAATTTACCCCAGTTGAAAACGGTAAATCCTTTTGCCAAAAGATCTACGCTTTTTTCTATTCCTGCTTTGTCCCAGTCGTACCAGTATCTTAGATCGTCTATTTCAAAAGGAAATCTATTCTCAACCGAGCAAAGTCCAACGGAATTTGTCCACATCCAAGAATCCATTGGTCCTTCAAATATGGTAATTGGCTGGCCAAAATCTAAGAATCCTATACCAAAAACATAAGATATTGGATCGATTGTTCTTGCTTTTTCTATGAGCTCAACATCTTTCAAATTTAGTAGTTTTTCGTAAATACCACTTAATTTGTAAGTGAGATATTTAGATGAACCCTTTATTGAATTCATGTTTCTAACTTGTAGACCGATTATCTTATCATCGGGGGTAAGATTAAAAAGAAATAACCTTTCCTTCTTACCATCCCAGGCAAATCTAGAATCTATTCTCTGATTTCTTCTTTGAATGTATCTTTGAATTTTAGATTCACCAACTTCCTGAAGTCCCAAAGAACTCATAAAGTCTGCTCTCTTTATTAGGATATCTGATATGTCGTTATCGAAGAAATAGCTGATGTCTACCTTTCCGTAAACAGTTCTTCTCTTTGTCCTATTTTCTTCAATGATTTTTTTTATATTATCCTTTTCGCTTCCCGTTAGCTTATTGAATAAGCCAAAATCTTTTAAAAGCGATATCGAATCTTTAAATATTCCGCATCCCCCATTATAGCATTTATATGCCATCGTATCCATATAGAAATTCCCACGCTTCTTTTTAGCATCGTGTGAATCCCCACAATACGGACAAGAGAAATTCAATCGGTTACCTGCCTTATAAACAATTTGTTTTGCCGGATTACCCTGAAATTCCTTACTAAGAATTACTCCTATTAGATCCTCTATTTTTTCTGGTTGCATGGGATAAAAAAAGGGGACAGCTGTAAAGCCGTCCCCGGTTAAGTTATCTATTAAAGATCGTTATAAAGATCCTCTAGTGAAGATGAAGATGAGCTAGTGCTAGATCTAGAAGGTGCTTCTGATCGGGCAGGCTCTTCTTTCTTAACTGAAGAGCCAGCTTTAGTTTGCGTAGTCTCAGCATAGCTATCATTTGATGAACTAGAAGGTGCACTCTTTGTAGGAGCTGAACTAACACCTCCAATAATTTCATTAATGATACGTTCTTCGGGTACAGTGTTTTTAATAACACTCATAACCTTGTCTGTCATTTCATCATCCCAATCTTTGTAATCAAAGCTTGTTAGATTCTTTGGTCCTTCGTTTAAGTATTCCAAGATAGAGTTCATGTCATCTTGATTTTTCTTCATTGGCTTGTCATTCACTTGAATTGGACATTTGTCACCAACAAAAGAACATAAATCGTAGTTGTTCCATTCGCCTACTTTTCTAACCTGAACTGCGAATAATTTTCCTTCAAATAAATCAAAAGGATTTGATGGTTCACCGTACTCTGGTTGAAGCTGTGCCTCCACAAGGTCATTTAGTTTTTTACCGAATTTGAAGATCATGATTTTACCTTCTAGTTCTGGTTTGTTTTTGTCCTGTACAATTTGGACTAAAGAATAGTAATCCTCTTTTCTAGAGAATTTTTTAGCTAATTCCTGATCAGCAGCTGAATGTGAATTTTTCAATTTCCAGAAAAGATCCTTAAGGATTGATCTTTTCCCCACTGTTGAAGGGCAGTCTACAGAAAATGAATTTCCACTAACAGGATCGTTTAAGTAAACGTAGTACTTGTGGATTTTAGATTTTGCTGGATTAGCTGGATTTGGTACGAATCTAATTAAAGATTTGTAAACCCCGTCTTTACCGTCCTCTGGATAAGGTTTGTAAAATTCAAGGTCTTTTCCTGCTCCTTGTTTAGCGGTTGGGGTTACGAACGCCTCTGCGTCGAGATTGAAGATGTCTAAATTACTCATGATTTTTTAAATTTAATTTTTAGTTTTAGTTTTTGTTTTACTTTTGTTTCTTTTGATTTTTTATTTTTCCGTTAAAATTATTTTTTTCTACTTATATCTTGTTTTGACTTGTATTCTTCCTTTATTAGACTGACTATACTAGGATAAAATCCTGTGCTATGTGTTTTCATTAGAGCACAAAATACGTCACCGTAGTGAGCTTGTAAATAGCTTATACGATTACTTCCGGGTTTGGTTATCTTGGTGATAACGCTCAGTAAATTTAAAGATTGATTAATTGCCTCTTCTAGGGAGTTTAGATACTCCACCTTTTTAGAAAAATAGTTTAAATTACTAGAGGCTTGTTGCGAGTTCTGGTTCAAAATTTCCTTTAATTCCATAAATTTCCTTTAATTCTTTCTTTAAATACAATGTTATCCAAGTTGCGTCCACAATATCATCAATCGGTTTGTTAACTACCTTAGCTGGTGTTATCCACTCAGTTTTGTTAGTTTCTAATATATTAGCAAAGTTTGCTAAGTTTGTTTCATTCTCTTTGTAAATACATAGAGAATTATATAGTTCGTCTTTTTTAGCATTACCCTTTAAGGCGAACTTTTTAATAGAGGTAGGGGAGAAAACGTGAAACTTGTCTGCTCCGACCCTATCTATTATTTTTTTTCTTAGTAGGGCAGTAGCCATAGAGATGTCTATTAGTGCATTACCATTAGACGAGAAGCTTAATCCCTCCATAGCAACATGAAATTCGGAATCACCCATAATTTCTTCTATAGCGTTCCATAACGAATCCACAATCTCTAAGAAATAAACTATTTTGATTCTTTCTCTTCCTGTGTAATCTTTGGGCAATTCCTTCTTATCTAAAAAGATAAATCTAAAATCATTCTCAGTATCTAATATCGAGAATGGCTTCTTTGTGTTCTTTCTAAGAGATTCTGGGGTTCTATCGGATCTTGTTAAAGATCCCCAAGTGTATTTACCGTCCTTATAACAACAGAATGCTGGGGAGTTTATAGAAAAATCTATTCCTACTATATTCATATAATAAAATTTACGGATTAAACAGCAGGATGAACCATCTGACCAACAGCTCCTGTGTAACCATAAACTTTAGAAAGCTTTTCGAAACAAGATTTCATTTGAGCATCAGTTAGGCAGTTTACTAAGTCGTTTAGCACTCTTTGATCGTTACCTGCAGCTGACACCAAAAGATTTTTCATTTGGTCTTTTTCACCACCTAGTGGCTGACCATACTTCATTTCGTTTAATTCTTTTACGTCTGAAAACTTTTTCATTTTTAGTGTTTAATTTAATTATATATCTTACTTTGCTTCAAGAACTATATCTATATAGTTACATTTGAAACCCAAGTTAAATGCGCTGTATGTGGGGTTATTGTTGGTGTAGTTCAATTCAAGTTCGGAAAACGAAGTGAATAGAACCTCCTGAAAGGTTACTGACATAACTATGTTGCCCTCGTTGTCCATTATCCTTAGAGGTAGAGCTTGAATAAATACTTGATCATTGGCAAAATTTAGGAAATCAAGAACAGTATCTAGCATTATAAAGTAGTTAATGAACCCGTCAGCCATCTTAAAATTCATACTAAAGTCCTTTGAGAAAAGGTCCTGTATTGGTGTAGCACTCTTGTAAGCTATCTTTTTACCTAAATTTCTAACCTGCTCAACAGAATCTATAGCAAGTCCAGGGAATCCCACCGACTGTATTGTACTATTTACATACTGGGCGACATCATCAAAAGGTATTGGTTGTTTCTTAATATAGTCCTCATACTTCTTTGTTACCCTTTCAGAGAAGAATCCTCTAGGGAAGTTGAAGTAAAAGCTATTTGATTTTGGATTAAGTAACATGCTTATTTAATATTTGATAATATAAAAGGTTCTAAAATTCCATTTGCTGCAGTTTTAAATTGTGCCTTAGTTAATTTAGGATACTGGATATATCCGGGTTTTCCGGGGGTGAGGAAGTAATTAACTATAGCTTGATCCTCCCATCCAGTAGCTAAGTAACCCTGTATCTGTGCTGATAATGCAGATATTAAAGCAGTTCCTGTCAACTGCTGACCTGAATTTGTTGTTGTTGTTGTTGTGCTTCCTGAATATGTCCCGGTGTTTCCGCTAGATGCAGGCTCTATAGTCTGGAATATTGGTTTAGGTGCTTGCTGTTTAATTGTTTCACTCCCAACAATCATGGCTCCGGAGCTTACCCCCGAAGGGGTAGCAGTAACGGTAACCGTTGGTTCAACAGTAGGTGATACTATCACTTCGCCTTCTTTTTTCCAATATCCCCAGAATAAAACTGATGTTGATTCATTAGATACTGGAGTTTGCGTCACAATGGGAATCTGGGCAATTGTTTCATTTGAACCCATTTGAACGCTCTGTGTTCCAGCTGCTGTTTGAACAGTCACATTTCCATTAGTTATAAAAAATCTACGATCAGTAAATTTAAGAACCTTAGATGATTGTGATTCGTCAATCTTAAAAGCAAGCTCGCCCAAAGCTGGCTTTGCTATATTATTATCTTGTAGAGATGGAACGTAATTTTTATTTCCCGCATCGTCAAGAAATGCAATTTTATAAAGACCGCTATTACTAAGATCTATCGCAACGGGTATTCCATTAGGACCTTCTTTAATAAATTTGAATTTATAGTAGTTATCAAAAGGCGATATTGAAACAGTAAGTTTTCCGACGCCCAAAGCAGTAACATCTGACGTCCCGTTATTCTGCGTTAGATTTCCGTTCGTAAAAGATAGATTTGCTGCGGTTGCAGTTACGTAGTTCTGTTGTATGAAGACATTAGTATACTTAATTATTTCTCTTGGAATAGGCATATTATTAGAGCCAACACTAATAGAAGAAGCAGAGTAAACTCTATTATAGATTTTCTGAACTTGCGGTAGATTCTGAAGCTTTATAGGAGTTATTGTTGTTCCCCATTGAGCAGGATTATTAGAAGCATAAGTTGATATTCTGATGACTCTACTTTGATCGGCACTGTTTATTAAAGACATTGTATACCTTAAAAAGAATGACGAAGAATAAGCAGCATTCTTTACGATAGGTCTATAGTAATTAGGTGAATCATAAGCGGTAGTTTGGGTCGACTCGAATCGAGAAGTCTCTATTATAGCAGCACCAATTTGTTCTAATACCTCTATTTGGTGGCTTATATAATAGCTGTTACCTATAGAATTTTGGAATAATATGAAATCCTCTACGAATCCCTCATTATCAGTTGCATAA